GTGGCGACTTCCATAGTCTAGATGTGATAGGAGCACTTGAGCTTATCTCACCGCTAAAAGTATCTTTTAGAAAGTAGGTTGCCGCTACTTTAGATGTACTTATAGTGTCTCGTCCTGGTTCTAACTCTTGGCTAAAGTCATGAATGAAGGCAGCGTATATATCGTCCTTTACTTTGTTCCGTTCTGTTACGAATCCATCTGCACCATCTATAGAATATTGAAAGTCTAGACCCTTCTTGAATAGTGGTGCGTTATCTATTAGCTCATAGCCTTTAGATAGATCTACCTTACTTGTCATATCTATAGCGTCGATCAACGGCTTATAGAAGTCGTCCCTTGGTTCTACCTTAACGGTCTGGGTAGCGTTATCAGTAACCCAATATAGATTGAACATTCTAGTAAGGTCGTTAGCTAGATCCAACATACTAAAGTCTGAGTTATCTAGTACGTCTGACATGCTGAATATAGATCCATCACTTAGCGAGTCTAATAACTCAACCTTTACAAAACCCTTAATACCATGTGTCACTGTTATGTTTATAAGATCGCTATCTGGCTGGAAGGTGCGCGCCATGATCTCGAATGTATCGCCAGCTAAGAATACTATATCAGATAAGAAGTTAGTACCTGTGCTAACCGTCTGTACTGCTACCTCTGTTGTACCCGCTGCTATGTTCTCTGTGTGTAAGGTTCTAACCGTTACGTCTGTTCCAAGGCCAAAGGTATTAGCGAATACGTTTATTTGTATGCCTCCATCAAATGTAGATGTGTTGGTTGCTGAGAAGTCCATCCTAACCGTTACCCTATACTTACCACCTACAGGACATGTATATCTACCAAGGAATGAAGTAGTATCAAAGTTACCGCCTGGATCTGTGTTAGGTGCTGTACTGTCATCGTCATAGGGTATCTTGAACTGTACCGATGGCCCTGCTAATATCTTTACATCTGGGGTAGTGCGGGAAGCCCTAGCCAATGAACTATCTACCGTTGCCCCTGACTGTAAGAACCTATTACCAAAGTATGGTATTATCAACTTCTTGAACTGTGCCGTATCAAAAAAGTCAGACTCTAGGCTGTACCCTGTATTTGCAAATGCCTTAGTAAGTATGGGCTTTAGGAATACATCTGGAAAGAATCTATCTGGACCCATGACCGATTGAAACTGTATGTTTTGCGTACCTCTATTAATTAGAGCGAATACCCACTCGTCCCCCGCCCCTACAGTATTGGTCCAACTTCCTTTGATAGTAGCTGAATCATAGGTAACTACATTGTTAGTGAAAGGTATATCCGCTAGGTACATTTCATCGAACCCGTCAACCCACTCTAAATTGTTGGATGTGTAGGTACTCACATAGTCGGCCGTTCCACCTCTTACATACTTCTTGATCTGTAGTGTGCCTCTACTTATTAACAACCCATCAACTAAGATGTTAACGTTCTTACGTGCAAAAGAATCTTTATAGTCTCGCTTGTTAGAGTCGTAGATGTATTCTAATAGCTCATTGTTATCCTTGGTAGCTGGTAGCTTAAACTCTGTAGAGAAGATCCCAGAACGTGCAGTAAGGTTGTTAATATCACTCAACTTTTTAGTAAGTGCTAAAGGGAACTTGTCAGAATCCCCTACCTCTAGTACGCCTTCTATGTCAGCGTCACGTATTTCTATCTGTACCCTAGCCACGTTGTGCTATGTGTGCGTTAGAGAATCTAAACTCTATATCGAACTGACCTTTAAAGTTATCGGTGTCTACTACCTGTTCAGAGAAGTCAGTGATTATAACAGGAACGAAACCATTGTCATATATGAAAGCATTGCGCCCTGTTAGTCCGATCTCCCGCAACCATCGCATAGTAGCTTTGTTGTTTATCTCGGTCCATGCTTTTACTATGTCATCTGACCTATGCTCTAATACGTTCTCACCTCTATCCTCAACATTGAAGCTGTCAGCTAATATCTTTCTATGTGTTACTATCTCTGAGCTTAACCCTTCTATCTTTCTACTTCTAAAGGGTTGTGAATCTATCCCCCCTAGTGGGTTCTGCCAGTACAATGTAAAGGTATCTTCTAAGCAATTTTGTATAACCTTTACATCAATGCTCTGGCTTATTGGTGGGTTGCCTCCTGTGTCCTCTAACAACCTCAACGATACGCTAACTGTGCTATCTAGGAATATATCACTATCTACTAATATCTGTCCTTTGTTCTTTGTAGGATTAAAGCTAAAGGTATCTAGTGTTATAGTTGCACCGCCTACCGCGTCTGTCTCCACCCTGTTCAAGTGGACCGTACGAATAGTTAGGAAGTCTAAAAAGAATGGATCTCCTTTTATTAGCTCTGTGCCGCTTGTGGGCCTGTTACTTAGGAATCTCTTTGCGCTTGTGTCCACGCTAAATAGGTCCATGTTCTGCTGCTCGGTATGCTGCAAAGTAGAGTTAACCACCAATACATTAACCGCTTCTTCAAATCCTGTACCCGCACCATCCTCTGCCCATGTAGTAGTAAAACCAGAACCACTATCTAACACCTCAAAGAACCTACACTTAAATTGCTTAGATGAATCCGTAGAGTCGTGTGTAGTGTTACCGCTTACCGTTGTCTCCAGATCTCGTGTCAATAGGTCTTGTGTAACTCTGCTAATATCAAACTTGAATTGATCCGTAGTACCTAGCTCTGGATCCTTCTCTATGGTAGTTTCGTAAACATCATTTACATAAACATCTGCTATGATCCTTACTATAGTAACGTCATCGCTATCCACTTGCCAGCTTACATTTCTGTACGCTGCGTTGAATGTTGCTGGGGTGCTATTAATTGTTATTGCCAAAACTCGATTCTATTATTAGTTCGGTGTCTTTCAACATTGCGTCTGCAAATATTTCTGTGATCTGATCTACTACACTATCCAATGCCTCTTGTACGAACTCTAACCGCTTACCTGTTCTGCTGAATCGCTTGCTGCTCCTGGTCGGCATACCGTACCGCTTGTGGTTGTTGGCTATTGCAAAGGCTATGTTCTTTACTTCCTTATCTCCTGTGGCTAGTCCACGCTTCCTAATGAAGTCTATTAACCCACTGATGTACTTACTACTCTTTGCTCCACTACCTCGCCTGTATGGTATTCTAGAAGCCTTTACCCCCTTATCTACAAAGGGTGCGTACTCTTGCATAAAGATGTCTAAGGTGAACCCGCTACCGTCTCGCTTGATCTGTTCAGATACATCGTTCTTTAGTTTGCCTGTTAGGTCATGACCTTGTGCTACTATCTCTTTAGCTAGTGCTTTCTTTAGGAAAGCACCAACCCTAGCCAATGCTCTCGCTGTGTTAGGAGCAGCCACTTGTAAAAGTTCCTAGTGTACAGTCAGCATCTACACTAAATGTTATTGTCGCTGTTAGCTGTACTAACCTATCGTTGTGTACATGGTCAGCAAAGAACCCATTGATAGTAGCAGGGTCCAATACCTGAAAGCCTTTATTGCAATTGATACCCCGCCTTATTACCTCGCTTATGAATTGGTCGGCCACCGTCTCAAGGCTTGCGTACTTGGTCTGCTTGTCTACCGTCTTTCTTTCCTCTTGCTTGTATAGGTCCATGAAGAAGAACACTAGCGTATATTGTTTTGACTTTGGGAAATTGTCTCTACCTATTGTACGGTAGGTGTAGTCTACTGTGTTCTGTGAGTCAATGAACAGGTGCGGGTAGCTCTTAGCCCTGTCATCAAAGTTGACCGCCTGTAGTTCTTCAAAGGTGAACCCACCGAACCCCGTAAAGTTATCGGCAATGTTCTGTACCTCGTCTATTATAGTTCCTATGTTAGCCATCTTATATCGCTACCTCTAACCCTTTTAATAATAGTACTGCGTTCTGGTAGTCCTGTAGCTTCTGATTGCCTGTGTAGCTCTTGGTCTTGAACCTATCTAGTATGCCTTTCTTCATAGAGCTATCATTAATATCTACTATAGCTGTACGTAGGTCTTTGATAACAGTACTCATATCACCATCTACATGGTCTGTCAATAGCTGCTTACCCTTTGCGCTTTGCTCCTGGTGCTTGGTATAGCTCTCTATGAAATGTTGCTTCTGGTCTATCTCTACTTCGTTCTGGTAGACTTGATCCAATAGTTGAAAGCCTGTTAAGTTGTGAGCGTCCCCAGCCTTCATGCGTAGTGCTTGGCTCCAATCCTTTAGAAACTTAATTCTGTCCGTGTACTTCTCTAGTTGTTCCAATGCTCTGCTATATAATCTAGTGTAACGTGGTTCGGTATTCCTAATTTATTAACGTCCAAGTGAAAGAAGCTATCTGCAAATATACCTCGTTTAGCCCTAAATTCTACACGCTCTAATACACTTCTATGTATCAATGTACATCCTAACCCTGCATGACTTAGCCCCTCGTTCGCTAGGTCTCCATCCTTTACATCGTGATATATCGGGTAGCTCTTAGCCCATCCCTTACCCTTGTGTGTGTACTGTAGACAAAGGGTTGAATCGTTGTGCCTCTCTAGGTCTATGAAGTATGTGATATTCATGACTTGCTTACCGAATGAAAGCATGTACTCTATAATATCTTTCCTAACGAATACATCACTTTCTAACATTAAAAGGTAGTCATAATTTCCTTTGAGTACTTTATCCCGAATTAAATTCTGTGAGCGTACTAAGAAACCGTTACCCCCTTCTACCGTGTCGCACTCTATGCCCACTTCCCTTATCTTATCGCTATATGATAGGTCTGAGTTATTGACCATGTAGGTAGAGTAGTGTGCGTAGGATAGGTTGAAAGATTGCTCGGACCATCTACTAAATGCGTAGTCCTTTACTCTGGCTGTGGGACTAGCTAATAGAATCTTGGGTAGCATCTGATAACTCTTTTTGAATGTTAGCGTACATCAACACTTCGTATAGTTCCGAATCCTCTACGCTCTTTATGCTGTTCTTATTGTCGTGGTCAAATACCTTGTCCTGTGCTAACGAGAACTTCATACCTACCCAACCATACGACTTAGCACTCTTCCCTGTACCTTGCTTACCTCTCCTAAATAGTGCTGCAAACTTTTTGTTAATGTAGTTAGATGTGTGCCTAAAAAAAAATAACCGCTCCACACCTTGTCCATCGGTAGGGTCTTAAAGTCTTTGGCCCTCTTGTCTAGTACATCTTCGTTAGTGTAGATCATAGCCGTTAGATAGTGTAGGTAGTTCAGCCCCTTCTTTAGCTTACTGAACTGGTCTACTAGTGTGGCCTGTTCTTCATACTCTCCATAGGTCGCACCCTTCATAGGTATCTCTTTGCCTAGTGGGTCTAGTACCTTGTCCTTACGTCTATATGCTTTGCCGTTATGACTGAACCCTGTTAGGTCTGTTGGTTCCTCTGGTGTCAGAAGAAACTTGAACAGGTGGTGGTATAGATCTACTACCCCGAAACCGTCCTCTGTTGACATTGGAAGATCCTTAACTACTAACCCTGTGCAGTGGTTCACGAACTGCCCGTACCATTTTAGGCACTCTAGTTCGTGTGCTTCTGTTAGCTCTATCTCTTTGCCTTCAAAGTATTTATCTTTCAATACCTGTGGCATGTTGTTCTCTGCGTACTCGCTCCACTCTTGGAACTTCCCACACTCTAGTTCGTGCCAATCTTCTGGGGCTTGGTAGGTCTTATCCTCTACCTCTATGTTGAGCATTAGAGCTTAGCCGCTTCTCTGCGTAAGGTCTTAGCTATCTTCGCTAGTGTAGCGGGTACTCTTATTCCTGATGCCTGTACAGCGTCTGCCAGCTTTAGCATATCACCTTTAACGTCTTGCTTCTTTGGTGCTGTATTAGATTCTGCTTTCTTCTTTGCCATGTTGTTTGTTTTAACAAAAATAATAAATTATGCAAACGCTTTTACTTTGTTCCTTGCCTTCACCTTCATTGTGATCGCGTACCGCATAGCGTCTAGTGCATGGTTGTAATTGTCTATTGGTTTGTTGTCTGGCCTACCGTCCTTTAGTCTCCATTGATAGTTCCGTAGCTCCTTTATTACGTTGGTGCTGGTCTTAGTTATGTTGAGCTTATACTCCTTTACCTTGGTTATCCCATTTAGTATTGAGTCCTTACCCTTCTCACACGGTTTGATATGAAAGCCCATACGCCTTATCTCCTCTATGCTCTTAGGCTCTGCGCTGTCTGCGTACATCTGTACCCTCTCACCTTTTAGCTTACGTCCTATGTCCTGGTTGGTTAGCCCTGTCTCATACACTACCTCGTCAATGTATAGCTCTTGATCGTAGTACCCTATCCTTACAATGGCCGTAGGGTCATTGGTATATCCAAAGTCTATACCTAGTACTTCCCATCTACATTCGGGCCACTTGTTTACTATCTTCCAATTAGTGTAGACTATCCCCTCTGTGCTGCCTACCTCACCTAGCCCGAATACCCGCCACCAGTTTTCGTCTTGGTCCTTACGTCTCTCTATCGACTTAACTATGTTCGGGTCTAAGTAGTCATTGTCTAGGTAGGTAGATTGTATGTACTTAACATCTTCATGACCTAGTAGCTTCTCATGTACCCAAAATTCTGACGTTGGGTTGTAGTCTAAGAAGATCCTCTCTTTAGTCCTTACCTCTAACTGTTGGAAACTATCGTATGGTATGTTGTTACACTCATTGATAAATAGATAGTCTCTCCTGGCTCCCCTTAGTTTGTCTGGACTATCTGCCCCAAAGAACTCTATAACGCTGTTGTGGACCTTAAAAGAGTTGTCCGTCTTATTGTGTAGCGACTCCCTGTATAGATCCTCGTCCTTTAGGATCTGTATAAAGTCCCTTAGTGCTCCACGTTTAAGATGTGGTAGGCTTTCAGATACTACAGATATTAGCTTATGCGAATATTTCCCCGCAATTATTAGCATTAACTGTAATAAACTGTAGGTCTTACTTGATGAAGTACCGCCTTGGTTGGCTATGATCCTATAGCCGTCTACGTGTGCTTGGGCGTTATAGTCCCATACCTTTGTTAATCTCACACCGCTTTGAGTAGTTTGGTTTGTTCTCCATCCTCTCCTATCTGTAGCACGTTAATAGCGAAGGCTTCACCGTCCTTACCTGTGATCTCTGTACGTGCTAACTTAGGTGTATCGAACTCTAATAGCTGTAGTATAGCGTTCATGTACTGTATAGGGTTATCTTCGTATAGCTTTTTTAGGGTGTTGGCTATGTTCCTTTCCTGTGTGTTCAATAGTTTAGCTATCCACTTTCTACGGTTCTGTGTTAGCTTATTAGGCACTCCTACTCGACTACCTTTCTCACCCGCATCTTTAGCTGTTTCCTTACTAAATGGCATATCTTATGTTACTATAACATTTGGTCTAATACAAATATACAGTATTTAGTTTTGTATGGTTAGAGCTTCTCTATGTCATCTGCTGGGTGTTCGCTATTTAGTGCTACTATGCTTATATCAGATTCTTTATTGAATCCCTCCGATATGAACATACCGAACCCTTCAAAGGTTACACCGTTCTTTGTTCTATATCCGATGTCTATTCTTGGCTCATCGTCATACTTAACAATTTTATCCCGCATATCTTGCAGTTTCTTTATTAGTTCTATTACCTTCATGCTGTTTGCTTTGGTGTGAAGTTCTTACGCTCTGCTATCCATAGTGGGTGGTCCTTTAGGCTGTGGTACTCTAGGTCTTGACCGTTGCATAGTTCTCTTTGTATGCTATCCCATACTATCCACTTCATGTGCCAGCTTGTTACGGGGTTGGGTCTGGTGGTGTACTTACTTCTTTCTATGTTGTTATACTTTCCCCATTCTATCCTTTGTACGCTTCGTTGGATCTCATCAAAGCTCCTGGTCATGAATATCACAGTATCTATATAGGGTAGCGTGTGGGCTACGTGGCATAGTCCAGGTGCTTGATATACTCCAGGCTTCTTTGCTAGTCTTATAAAGCTCGCTAGGTCATCTACCCTGAACTGTGCTTCGTCTATGTATGGTAGATGTGTCTCGGCTGCTATGATCTTCCCCGCTATGGTCGTGCCGCTGCGCTGTGATCCTGTTACCAAGATATGACTACCTAGTTTTAGATGTTCTAGCATATTACAAGATACCATTTTTTACCCGTTTATCATATTCTTTTATAGCTCCATCTGCAAAGGCCGTGGCCTTTCCTTTTGTTCCTTTTATTATTATAGTGGCATATACTTTGCACCATAATTCTTTTCGTATTGTTTCCTTCATGTCTCTAGTTTTTACCACCGAATCCCCCGCACCCTGAGAAGGTACGGAGGGTCGGCTAAGTAGGGTAGAACTTAGAGGAAACTACCCCGCTATTCTGTCCGCTTTGATCCGTGGAGCCATTGAGTAGCTACCGTCTAGGATGTACTCTACACCTTCGTAGCTCTTTACTCTGCGGGTCATTGATTCGTTACCTTGGAACGCTTCCATCGTTACGGTCTTGGCTGTGCGCTTAACACATATCCATAGTGGACGTAGTGCTGAATCGCCTATGAAGCTCATCTCGTAAATGTTTCCTGTCTCGAATTGTGTTGCTGTGTTTGTCATGGCTCTAAGTTTTGTTTGTGTTTGTTAAGACAAAGATAGTTAAAGTTATATAACCACCAAACTTTTATTGAAGTTTTTTTTTAGTTAGATGTAAATTAGTGGGGCGTTCTTATGGTTGCCCCTGTTTGGTTATCCGTTGTATTTTTCGTATGCTGCATCTATCCTTTTATCACTCCATCCAGTTATGTCGATTTCATTAATTCTGGCATGACCATCATCAAAGGACTGGTAAAAACGCATTTCTTCCAATTCGGTTTTAGCTATACTCATGTAGCTAACACCACTCCCACCCGTTGGGCAGCCAGAAAAATCATACTGTGGAACTGATACTAAAAAAATCTTGGGGTTAAATGCTTTCATGTCTCTAGGTTTTTGTTATTGTTCTCTACAAATATACAGTAATAGTTATATAATAACCTAATGTTTATTAATATTTCTTTTGGTTAGGTGTAATATTCCTTCTATTCTATACTCGATTAGGTATACCAACCCTATTATGCAATTCCTATGTGAACTCCATTTGCCTTGTTTGCTAACCTATATCTAACTATGCCTAGCATTTGGGAAGGGTCGTCGAATCTTTGCATTTGACCGTCCTTAGTTGGTCGAAGGCTTCCCAGCGATATATTAACAAGTTGTTTTTGTTTCACCTCTCGGTAGGTAGATCAACTGGATAACATCTACTCGTATGTAGATGGCTCACGTAAGGACACAAAAAAAGACCCTACTGTTGTGACACCATAGGATCTTTTCTTTGCTTCGTAGTAGCATAGGCTAACTACTTAGAATATCTTCTCGTTTACGGTGTCACATGTAAACCATTATGTAATGAACTAACAACAAAACTATACTATTATTTCCTTACCAACAAAATAGAATGATCTAAAGCCTCTACTATTTGCATTACTATATCATGTCTAGGCTGGATCTTACCGTTTAGAATAAGACTAAGATGTGCAGAGTTACGGCCTATAGCCTTCGCTAGCTTCTCCTGGTTCATGCCGTTGGCCTTCTTCTTCTCTTTTAATATAGCTTTGATCTGGTCTATCATAATACAAATGTATTAAATTAAAAGAACTCTTGTATGTTAGATTCTATTTCATGCGATGTTACGCCTAGAACTTTAATGATAACATCCAAGGTAGATGAATATAGCTCAATAAATTCGTCCTCATCCATTGACCCGAAACTAATACTCTTAGCCTCTAAGCGTGTCGTACCGTCTAGGTGTCCTTTCCTTTCAGTATATCCCGCTGCTATCGTTACGGCCTCTCTAAACCTGTCAAAGACACTAAACTGATCTTGGTTATCAAAGGCCAGATTAAGAAGCGCAAAGTACTTTCTATGGAATTTTATATTCCTAGGTCGTGTAACCTTACACAAATATTCTTCACCCGCCTTTAGCTTCTTGGCCTTATCATGGTCCGAACTATGGCAAGGGGTAAAGGTTCCATTTAAGTTCTTAAAAAGATATAGCTCCATACATCAATTTTAATACGCATAGAGCTAATATTACTAGCGTAACTATGCCTAGCGTTCTGTTCATTCTTTTCTCTCCATACGGGTCGTTATCTATCTCCATTCCATGAATCCTTTATGAATCTCTTTAGCAGTCTCGTTGAATACTGGATCTGCTTCACACATCAAATGGTGATCTCTACATAACGCCATTAGGTTTTCTATGTGGTCCTTGGTCTTAGACCCTCCCATACCTCTGCGCTCCAGGTGGTGAATATCATTTGATCTCTTGCCGCATATCTCACAAGCTATGAACGTGTCAGAATGTGGAGGAAGATCGAAGTACTTCAAATAGATAAGCGTATAGGATCTCATTGGCACATCTTTTGTTTTCTTTTTGATAGCGTTCTGCAATTTATCCACTCGCCTTTTATCAAAATATGTATGCTATCGCTGCAATGTACTTGCCTTGACTGCGTTACACATTCATCTAAAAAATACCTCCTTTGACTGTCAAATGTTATGGTGCTGTCCTTGTGCACTCTATCTGCACAGCTTATGTAATATGTTTCCATCCGCACAGAATCGCAGACCTCTATCATTCTGGTCTCTGGATCGCCTATGTAGTACATCAATATTAGAGATATTATCGTTTCCATACCAACGTATTATTGTAATTCGTCGATCTCATTTAGTAGGTCGGTGAGTAGTCCTACTTTCTTACTCAATGCTTTCATTCCCACACTCGGTTCTGGCTTACCTTCTTTTTGCCTTGATCGGTGCATTGATTCTCGTTGTGTTATGTACCCCTGTCGCTTGTGACCTATCAAGTCGATTATTTGTTTTGCTGTTGTTTCCATGTTCTCAAATTTTATTACTGTTTAGATTATTTTTTCTTTTATACATATCGTTACGTCCTTCAGTTCGGGTTTTAATTCTCCAGCCCCTTCGAGTGAACCCCATCCAAACAGAGTGATACTTTACTCCGAACTCTTTTGCCACTTCCCTAATGCTCATTCCTGCCGTGTATAGGGCGTACATCTGGGTAAATTGTTCTTCTTTTTTGTCTGACATGATCGAACGTTATTTCCAACTATCTCTACAAAGCACATACAGTTCCCATAGCTGCTGCTCTGTTAATGAATCGTCAAATGAATAATTCCAATCCCATTTGTCATGATGCCCTCCCGTGTAACTCCCATTTGTCTTAACCATTGGGTGATCCATAACTGAGTAATTCGGGTCTGAGCCTTTAACCAAATTGGTTAAGTCCTCTCTTGTTAATTCTACTTTCATATCGTTGTTTTTGTGTTCCAAACGGAACATTTATTATAAAATTCCTTAGTTAAGTTTTAGCCGTGAATCTTAACTAACGGATTAATTTTCGAGTGCCTTAACTCGCTTTTCTAATTTCTCTATTTTCTCCAATGCTATTTGCAAAGGTGCTTTACTCGATCGTGGACAAATGCAGTCGCTCCTATCGTCTGAATGTGCAACAGGCATACAACAGGGTATCAAGTATTTTATCCCGTCTGTATGTTTCCAATAGTGGCATCTCATGACGAACGATTAGGTGAATGATGTTGACGGGTTGCAATCATCGCATCCGTAACAAGGCTTTGAATTTGGGTAAACTCCATACCCTGAACATCGTTGCCCTTTTTGCGTTCCGTTCTCATAGAACAGATTCACGAATTTTCTCCAAAGTTTTTTCATGCTATTAGTGTTAGTGTTAGTAAAATTCCTATGACTGAAAGTATTCCAGCCAGCACCATAATGAAGTCGATGAATAATTGTTCTTTGTCCATGACGAACGTATTTTAATACTTTGTTAACTTTTCTAAACTGACATCGCAAAAATCATCCATCCATGATTCGCCTTGACTGTGGGATATTGGTGATAGGTTTACAAATATCATTATCGGCTCATTTTTTTCGGTCCAATACCAATCATCAATAACAACATCTATTACCTCACATTCAATCTGTTCGTCATCTAAATGATAGACAACCTTTTGTCCTATTAACTCCTTTATTGAATCCATTTTATCTAAAGTTTACAGTTCATAAATATCACTAAGTAGCCGATACAAATTAAACCATCGAACTAAGTTGTAGATAAGCGTACACCAACCACAATGCGAATAGTACCACGCCTATCAATATGTATTTAGCTTTCCTCACCAGTCTCTAATTTCCTTTTTTACTGGCTCTTGCTCTGCCTGTCTTGCTTTGTAGTTCTTGCCCCTTAGTTCTGGTTGCTGCTCCTGTAGTTTCCTGCGGCATCTACTTATACTTTGGTAGCTTGTTAGGCTCTCATCTGCTAGGGTCTGCAAGAAGCCCTGACGGCTTGTTATCTGCTTTGTCTCTGATCCCCACACATTCGCTACTAGCCTATCGTCCGAATCCCTTAGAACAGGGTAGCGTTCAAGTAGGTCTATTACTATTTCCTTCACTTTCTTGATCTTCATTGCATGTAGTTTTCAACTATTTCTATAAACTCATCTAGGTTCCAACATATAGAAGTACTCCAATTAGCACTTTCAAAGCGTTTTAAGACATCCCTTTGTAAATGTGATACTGTACCACCCTTTACCTTTAACTCTATTGCTAGGCCAAAGAAGATACCGTTACTCGATCCGTAGTCTATTCCGTTTGTTGAGCATATCAAAACATCGGGAACGCCTGCCATAACTCCCTCCCGTTTGAATCTTGCTCCCTCTCTGCCTGACCTGTTACCACCGTTAGGAACGTGGAACGCTAGTACATTAGGGTATCTAGCTTTTATCCATGTCATGCAGGCTATTTGTAGGTCGCTCTCCTTGCCTATGTATCTTGTGCTTTTCATTTGCTTGCCCCCTACCGCTTTCAGTAGGGGTGTTTTTATCTATGCTTGAATAAATGGCTTGTTCCATCGTCCTACACTTACGTTAATGTAAAAATCTGGCTGGCTTCCGTAGTCGCTTGTCTCTCTATATCCGCCTACTTGCTTTTGAGCTATCTCACATACTTTGCTTAGTACCTCTTTTGCCTTTCCTTCGTAGTGCTCGTTTACGTAGTAGTGATTTACTTGCTCGTAATCTTCGTCGATCAATGCGTAAGGAGCTGAAAGAATATCTATTGACACTCCGTTGTAGTCCTTCTTTCTTACTGAGAACTTAACCTCTGGAAATTCATTATTTAACTCTGTTCTGATCGCTGCTACTTTTTCTTTTGTTGTCATAATTTCTAAGTTTTTGGTTTGTTTGATAACTCAAAGATAGTTAAACTTATATAACTACCAAACAATGAACCGCTTTATTTTTACTTTAATGTAATTTAATACCCAAGTCCATAACGCTTTTAATGCGATCCTCAAAGGCTGGCATACCTTTACACCCTAGTTTATTATAGGTTCTTATTATCTCCTGGTTGGGGCTTGTAGGGTTGCGAATAGCGCATACTATTTCTTCTTCTGTAAAGGATCTTATAGGCCGTTCTTGCTTCTTGCTCTTACGCCAGCGTTCTACGTGTTGCTTAACTGTTACCTCAACTTCTGTTACCGAGCATCCTGCTAGTTCGGCTATCTCATATTTAGAGTACTTTAATTCTTGGAACATTTCTATTATCTCGTTAACCATTGTGTATAGATTCGTTTAGCTATTTGTGCCGTGACTAATGGTGGTACGCTCATCCCTATTAAATACTGTGGTTCGTTTTTCATGTGGTTATAGTCCATTGGATAGCTACCTATTTTAGAATACTCACGATCTGTTAATAGCTCTGGCCTTTCTTCTATTGAGTAATAAGACCCACTTGTTAAAGTAGCACATACTAAATTGTTCATAGTCTTGTAGTAGAATCCAAAAGTATTACCCCCGTTGACCTTTGCGCGGCCTGTATGGTCTGCGTTCTTATAGTGTTTCATGCGTGAGTCTGATAGTTGTTTGCGCTCTACATCCTTCTCTTTTACTTTCTTAAAGGGTATAGCCTTCTCGTTAAATTCAAGATCCAATCTAGGCATAGGGTTAAACATATCTGTCCAGCCTGTCATATTATCTCCTAGGTCTTTTCGTATAGCCACAAAGAACACCCGTTCCCTACGTTGTGGTACGCCCATTTTAGAAGCGTCTAATAGCCATTTGTCCACATAGTACCCTGCACTATCGAACGCCTCTCCTATGCGTCCTACGTACTCTTTAGCTGCACCCATTAACAACCCCTTAACATTTTCAGCTACCACCACTTTAGGCTGTAGCTTCTTAGCTAGGTCGATAAAGTCAAAGAACAATGTATCTAACACTTGATCTGCTTGGCCTTCCCTGAACTTCTTTTCTTTACCCCAATCCTTTTCACGGTTGCCAGCCATTGAAAAACTAGAACAAGGTGGTGAACCGTCTAGTATATCTAGGTTATAAAGTTCTTCTGGTAGGTCGTCTCTTAATTTAAACTCTTGTATAGGTTCTAGGTAAGAGTACTTTGGGTTGTGGTTAACTCGGTAGGCTTCCATCATTTTCGGGTCTATCTCATTGCACCCTAGTACATCGAACCCCGCTAACTTATAGCCCATTGTAGAACCACCTCCACACGCAAAGCAAGAGAATACAGTACCCTTATCTTTAGTAAATACTGCGTCCTTTAATGTCCATTCATATTCCATAGTTCTCTTTTAAATGGTCCTTCATTAGTCTGGTCCTACATTCACTTCTAAACATTTGTGGGTTGTCCATTTGCATCTGTGTTAGCTGTGCAAAGGCTTCCTCTTGTGCGTTCATTTCTCTGGTCATATCCACTCGTACCTTATCTGCGTACTGTTGTTTATCTACTATGCTCAATGTTATCACCCCTATCTTTTCAGCGTGTAGGTATGCACTAGCGTAGTTGAACCCTCCAGGTATCTTATCCTCTTTAGCGTACCCTATCAATGCTTCGTAGTTCTCCTGTGGTGTTGGTAAGGGTTTCACTTTTGGGATCTGTACAAGTTTCTTTTTTAACTGTGATCTTCTTAGGTCGTATATCTTCATAACCTCACCAACTAATCTAGGCCCAAAGCTCCACACCGTGTCGGTCGTTCTCTTTATCTCGCCTGTCCTAGCTGCGTTCTGAAAGGCTATTCTAAACTCGTCTAGTGAATAGTGTTTGTACCCCTCTTGGATTGCTTCTACTAACACTAACTTTTCGTGGTCGTCTGGATAGCGTTCTTTCGGAAGCTCACATACTACCATACAATACACTAGCATAGTAGCTATATCGGTCTGTGAACAGTCCTTGATCTTGGGCTGGTTAAATGCAGCCACTATCTTTTGCTCACTAACGGTTAATGAACTTATTGGCTGCGTCGAGCGTTGTAGTTGGTTTGTCATTGCTGTCGAATTTAGTGCTGTTCTTTTTCCATGTACTTAATCTGCGTCCTATACCGAAACTCTTTTGCTTTTCTGCGCGGAACTTCTTTTCCTTTTCTCCGTGTTCTGTCCAGTACTCAAAGAAGTCCTTAGCAAAAGGGATATATTCAGCATGACTATCAATATAGGTGCGTAGGCTTTTCCCAAAAGCCGTTATCCTTTCTTCTATTCCATTAACATTATCATTTACATTAACATTAACATTAACATTAACAGGTTTTCTAGGTTCGTCTGGGTTATTAATTAACCCACTAGGTTCTTCTGGGTTTTTAGGTCTGCCTCCTTTTGATCCATTCTCCCTGCTCCGTTTGGCTCTCTGCTCCCACTTTGCTAGGTCTCTTTTCATTTGTTGCTTGATCGGTTCGAACACCAACTCAACTACCATATCCTCTGGCTCTGGATCCATGTCGTTAACGTATTCCAAGATGGTCTTAAAGAGTTCTCCTGCCTTATCTGTGGGCATCTTAGCTACTGTGTGTAGTAGGTCAGAATAAAGTACAAACGATGTTTTGTTTTTCATTTGATACGGTTTTGTTCACGGTATAAAAAAGAATCGTAGCAGGACCGTGTACCTCGTTGAACCAGACCGCTAAGTC